TCAGAAGGGGCGGTCGAACTGGCCGGCCGCAGCTGCTGCCTGGAATATGGCGCAGCCCTGCGGGCTCACTCCGACACTTGGACCTTCAGGGTTTTTGCTGTCGCGGTACAGCGGCTGACCGTCTGCCTTCTCCACGCAGGCCGCTTGTTCACCGCCCGACTTTGAACTCTTCCGCCACACCGTCCTCATGGTTGTCTCCTAGCTCGATAGACGCCCTCGGACGGTATCAATGCGCTGGCGGCTCTCACTCCGATTAAGTGACAGCCCATACACCTGCTCGAAGATGCGCGCGTAGCGGCTGGTCTCGACCGGCTTCACCACCAGCTCGTCGCCGCTCGGTCCTTCGACGAACGCCACCTGAAACTGTCCGGCACTGGCCTTCGGGCTCGCCGGTTCCCGGGCAAAGTTCAGAAGCTGGAGCGAGAGGTTGGTGGCCGCGTGCGCGCCAGCTTCGTTTCCCAGGACTCTCAGTTCGATCTGCTCGGACAATTCGAGCATCCGCGTTAGAACTTCGTGCATCACCTCCGGGCCACCGACCTGTCGCTCAAGAGCGCCTTGATTTACTACCGCGATGATCGGTGTACCCGAGTCCAGCATGGCGTTCTGCCGCTGAGTTCGAAGTTCTACAAGCCGCTCGGCCACAGAGTGCTCCGGCGGCTCAAGCCCGCCATTGATCAGCGCAAGCTGATAGGCCGGTGTTTGCAGCAGTCCATGGACGACACCGTCCTCATACGCCCGAATGAACTGCGCCTCGGATTCGACTCTGAGGTAATCGGCATGCTCTGCAGGCGCCGATGCAATGTATGGCAGGTCGCCGCGCTGCTTCGAAATCCGCAGGGCACGGGCGGCCAGCCGTTCCACCGTCTCAGGATCGGCGTCGCAGATCATTGCCAGAAGGCGAACCGTCGACGGCTTGGGCGTCACTTCGATATTGAAGATCTTCCAAATTGCCTGAACCGAGAGACTTGCTCGCTCAGCGAGCTGTCTCGGTTCGAGGCCTGCCGCAGTACGCAGCTGGACCAGGTCCAGCGCAAGACTGATTCCGGCCGCCGTCACTCTTGCCATCTACCGACCTCCTCTTGGTCAACCACAGTGTGCACGCTCTGTGTCAAGACAATGTCGTCGAGTCACCCGTATGGGACTACCTCTGGTTGATTTTAACTGGCTATAGTCCCCTGTGGGCGGTTTCGCCCACGGAGGCAGCTCGATAGACGCACATAGCGAACCTCCGGGTCGGTGGCCCTGGCTGCACACCATGTCGGGTGCATATGCGGCTGGGGCCACCGCACTAGCAGGACTGGCAGGAGGTGGCGGCATGGCGTGGTGGTGGCAACCAGCGCTGAAGTTCCGGCACGCCATCCCTGGGCGCTACCGGGTGGCCAATGTCGGCAAGCAGGCAGACGCACTCTGTGCCTTCCAGATGGCTATCCAGAATCCATCGGACTTCAAGAAGTCCGACTGGATCGCCGTCCCGGAATGCCCGAAATGCCTGGCCGTCATCAGCGGACTAGCCGATCCGATGCACGACCACGCACGACCAGGGGCGAGAAGAACAGCGGGGGTCGACTCATGAGGAGTACGAACGTGAACGACTTCATCGACACGGTGACCGTGCTGGGCCTGGGCATGGGGCTTGCCTTCGTGCTGCGCATCCTCGGCGCGTACGTCAACCCGTGGTCCTACGGGCAACGCGCCGGCGACTGCCCGCCTACCTCGCAGGTCGGCTACCTCCACCAGGCCGCGCTCGACGAGCAGGCCGAGCTGGAGGCAGATACCGCGGTCATGCACATCGACCTCAACACGCTGCCGCTTCCCCGCGTGACCGAGCAGATCGCCGTCCCACAGCCCGCTGCCGAGCCAAAGCACGCCTTGGCCTCGGTGACCGTGATCGGTCAGCGGCAGACCACGTACCTGGACAAGAACACGGCCAGGTTCAGCGTCGACGCCATCCGCGAACGCGCGCTTGCCTCGGCGGCATGAACAGCTTCGCTGCACCCTCTCCCGCCAAGTCGGGTAGCAGCCTCCCGCGCCGCCAGCGTCGCTCTGCTCAGCCTCAGAGCGTCGTGACGCTGGCGGCCATCCAGCCGGTGCACCACCCCTTCTGCCCGCACAGCAGGGGCGGTGCACCACCCAGGAAGGAAGCACCGATGACCGGCAAGGCGCGCGCATATGACAGCTCGGACGCCCTGAGCGTGGGCATTCAGGTGCCGCGCATTCTGCTGGGTCTGAAGGGTCCGCGCGACTCGGTCGAGTACGAGGACGCCGTGATCGTCGCGCGAGCCGTCGATCAGGTCATCGACCGTCGCCGGGCACGTCAGAGCGGTGCTTCATGACCTCACCCGGGCCGGATGAGCTGGAACAGGGGCAACCGGACCAGTTCGTCCAGCAGCTGCTGCAGCGGCGGGCAGAGTTGCTACGGCAGCGGGATGAGCGGCAAGCCCTCCACCCAGGCTTTGCCGCTGATCCAGACTGGGCGGTGCAGCAGTTCCTGGACAACGCGGACAAGGGTGACGATCTGGCCAACTCGCTGCTGGGCCGGGGATACAGCGAAGTCGACATCGTCGAGTTCAAGGAGAACGCCCAGCAGCCGGACGCGATCCAGCCGGCCACCCCGCAGGAGAAATGCCTGTGGGATCAGTTCCGGGCCTTCATGGCGGACGGCCTTGAACTTGAACGGGCCCACCTTGAGCAGGTGCCGCCATCCCCGGCCGAGCTGGAGGACCAGTGGCAGCGGTTCTGCGTGGTCCTGGAGACGCACCGGGAGGAGATCGTCGAGACCGTTTTGCCGACCCGGCGGACGCTCCGGCACCGCCTCGGGGCCATGTGGCATACGACCTTGGCGTTCTTGGCCCGCCTCAGGCCCTGGAAACGCCCCGCTCCGTAGCTCCCCAGGCAGCGGTAGAGCGAGACCGCCGCGGGGTACGACGGCCCCTGTGCGGCAGGTCCGGTGCGGGCAGGTGGGGTGGCGACTGCTCACGCCACCCCACCACCTACTTCGGACCGGGATCGGGTTTCACCAAGCGATCGGAGGCAGATGGACACCGGAGAACCACTAGCCGAGGACATGCCGCTGCCACACGTGTGGCAGAAGCTCCAGGCCTGGTTGGAGTCGCTGAACGAGCAGATATCCGAGAATCTGGACGTGGACCTCGGCCTGAACGCGATATTGGACGGGCACCACATCTGTGACCGGAAGCCGTTCGACCTGGCCGCGCTGGTAGAGCGCAAGCAACACGCTGAACGCGTGGCGCCGGGCAAACCGCATGTCTGGGTCTGGGACTGGCCTGTCCGCCCGTGCTCCTCCAGGTTTGATGGCCGCGTAAAACGCGATCTCACCGACATGGAGACCATCTGGTTGAAGGATCTGTTCGACCAGGTCCCATGGTCAGGCGGCGGAGGTCTGCAGATGTTCGACAGCTTGCCCGGCTGGTCCCTGGCCCATCTCATGGCCTTCCTGCGGGCCAGCGGTGTCCGGGCGATAGGGATTGCCGAAGTCATTGGCCACAGCTATACGTGGGTCGGCTACGTGATCAACCGGTTTGAGGGTCACGCTGCTGTTGGAAAGGCTTACGTACTCATGCCAGGCCGGCCGCAGTACTGATCTAGGCGTGTAAACAGCCGAGATGTGTAAACGGCTCCGGCCCCGCTCCCAGTCGGGTTGCGGGGCCGGAGCCGTTTACAGGTTACGCCTCGATCATCTGGGTTCCGGTCGGGCAGAACGGCAGGCCCTTGCTGATCCACTTGGTGGTGGTGCGGACGCTGTAGCCGCAGCAGGGGCATTCCAGCTTCAGCATCCGGGTGGACTGCTTGGCCGGGCCGGAGTGGGTGCGCGGTGCGGGCTTGCCGTCCGGGCCGACCTTGGTGGGGGCGGCTGCCCAGTCCAGGTGAATGGCGGCGTGGCGGTACTCGCCCAGCGACTCGGCCATGCACATCAGCTCGGCGGCTAGGGCGACACCGGGGGTTGCCTGCGGCATGGGGCCGATCAGGCCGAGACGGGTGGCGCCCTCGGCGAACTGTCCTCTGTGCCCGTCGCGGCAGTTGTTGGCCGCGTGCAGCAGCTCGTGGACCAGCACGCCGATGACCAGTGCGGTGTCATTGATCTCGGGGCTGATGAAGATGTGCGGGGCCTGGTCTTCGCTGACCAGTCCGGCGATGCACTGGCCGAGGATGGTGCCGTTTTCCTTGCGCGCGCCGTAGCCGAAGCCGACCGAGACGTGCAGCTTCTCGGGCAGCGGCATGCCGATCTCCACGAACCGCGGGCGCAGGATCTCGATGGCCGATTCGAGCCAGGCTTCCCGGGTGATGCTCATGGTGGTCATGTTCGTGGCCTTCCTGGTTGGGGATTCTCTCTTGTTCGCACAACCAGTATGCGCTGCCCTGAACTGCGATGGAACGTTTAAACGGTTTCGGATTGGGCACGAAAAAAGACCCCCGGCCGCCGTAGCGGCCGGGGGCACCTTCGGTTCAACCCGAGTTGCGAACAAGAGAGTCCCCGAAGGCAGATCCAGTCTACTGCGGTGGGGTTGGCGGCGGCGCGTACCCGGTGGGCAGCGCCGGGTGGCCGGACAGAATCGCGCGTGCCCAGCCGGGGATGTGGGCTTCGGCCTTGCGGGCAGCCCAGTACCACGCGGCGATGGCCAGCGGCACCAGGACGGTGTCCCCGAGGGGGCCCAGCAGGTGCACCACCGGGGCGGTGACCGGCCAGTGGGCGAGCAGGTAGGCCAGGGCAGTTCCCCAGGCCGAGGGAATGAGGGTGCGCAGCAGCGCGATGACGCGGTCAGACATCATGCCCCCTTCGCGGACAGGTTGCCGTCGAGGTGAACGGACGCTTCAGACAGTGCGCTGGCCACCGCGTCCTTCACAGCCGCCGTGAGGGTGGCCGGGTCGATTCCCCCGACCTGCAGCGCTTCGACCTTCGCCCCCAGCTCCTGCACGGCGGACAGCGCAGCCTGGGCAGCGGCCTCGGCCCGGCCGGCCTTGAGGTTGCCCTGCACCATCCAGTCGGCGGCGCTGTAGGACTTCTGGCCGCCGTCGGGGTCGTTGGGCTTGTAGTTCGGATTGGGCAGCTGTTCATCGGCGAGTGCCATGTCTTCTCCTGTCCACAGGCCGGCGGGGCCGGTGTAGTAGTTGGTGTCGCAGTCGATCCCGGCCACGTTCACCGAGCCGACGCGCTGGTAAAGGTGGGCCCGGTTCTCGATGTTGTTGCCGGACCAGGCCGCGGTCTGCCACGCGTAGCTGACCAGTCCGGCGTCCAATAGCCGGGACAGCGGCCAGTAGCCGCCGTAGGCGCCGAGGCGCGCGCGACCGAGGATGCTGGCGACGCCTTGGAAGTAGGCGTTGATCGACGGCTGCTGTGCGGGGGTGGCGTCGAAGTCCACGGTGCAGTAGACGGCGGCGTTGGCCGGGGCGCCGACGGTGGCCAGCTGGCCGGCGATGGTGTGCCCGTCCTCGGCGCCAGCCGCGTAGCCTTCGGCAGCCCGGTCTGCGGTCGACTCGAAGATCAGGCCGATGGCGACCCCTGCGGCCAGCAGGTCGTGTGCTTCGTCGGCGGTCAGATAGCTGTTGCGCTGTCCCGGGAACCACAGATACCTCATCGCGAAGTCGTACCCGGCCGCGTGGATGGCCGGCCCGGGAATCCGGCCGGCCGAGTAGTCCAGTCCCTGCACGACGCGCCCCTTTCAGTGGTGCTGAAGAACTTGGGTGATGGCGGTGAAGACCACCGAGGCCATGGACGCGAGGACCGCGGCGCGGACCTGCCATGCGCCCTGCGCGCGGGTCGACCTTTCGTCGGCCAGCTGCTGCTCCAGGCCGTCGAAGTCCCGGCGGGCCTCCCGGATGTCGCGTTCGTTGACGGCGACGCGCTGAGCCAGGGTGGCGTGCTCGACGTCCTGGCGGTTGAGGTGCTGCCGGATCTCGGCGGAGAGCGTCTGTACGGCGACGTAGACCTCTCGCACGGTGATGCGATCCCCGTCGTCAGTGGGCATGGTCATCTCCTAGGCGTGCTTCCAGATCAGGTTGAGTGAGCAGCAGTGGGTGGGGTCGGAGTTGGTGTTGAGCGGTCCGCCGCAGGACTGGTAGCCGTGGACCTCGATGAAGTCCCCGACGTTCAGGAACACCTCCATGGCCGGGGTGGTCAGGGTGGTGTTGGAGCCGCCGGTGGTGGGTGGGATGAACGCGCCCGACCCAGTGACCGAAGTGCCGTTCTTCACCAGACGCACGGAGCGGTCTCCGGTGCCGTTCGGTGAGAAGCTGACCGTGCCGGTGCACAAGTACCAGCCAGCGACCTGGGCGAAGTACTTGGTGTTGTTGGTGCTGGTGGAGTGCCCGGCGTAGCTGTCGATCACGTTCACGTTCAGGGCCAGCGCGGTGACGGTGTTGTTGGCGATGGTCTGCACCGAGTTGGCCGTGCCGTTGAAGATCGGCGGATTCAGCAGGAAGGTGATCGCGTCCCGCACTTGTGCGTTCCAGAACGCGGCGGTGACGTCCTGGCCAGTGATGGCGGTGGCCGGGCTGGGAAGGGACAGCGGCATACCTCACCCCTCAAGATCGGGAATCGGGACTAGTAGGCGAGCGTGGTCGTGCTGCCCAGCAGCGCGTTGGCGTCCCAGGTGGTCGCGTCGGTGAATCCGGCGGGCAGCGCCTCACACACCACGGAGCCGGAGGCGTGGGTGAAGCCCAGCGTGCTGGTGAAGGTCACCGTGCAGGTGGTGTAGCCGGGGCTGGTTGCTGACACCGTGGACACGGTCAGCGTCTCGGCGCGTACGGTCCCGGGTTCCAGGGTGAGCTGCAGCCCGGCCGGTACCGAGGCCTTGAACGGGTTGGTCGCCGAGTCGGGCAGCGCGGTGACGGTGACCGAGCTGGCGCCGGCCGAGGCGCCGGTGCTGAGCGTGGTGTGCAGCGCGGCGTTCAGCCAGTACAGCGCCAGATCCGCCGGGGAGATCTCCAGATCCAGGTAGGCGTCTCCGGGGGACAGTGTCCAGGCCATGGACTCGATGAAGCCGTTGAACTGGATGGCCGGCTGTCCGGGTGGGCGGCGCATGACCCGGACGCGGCTGCCGATCTCCAGCTGCAGGACGCTCGGCCACATCGCCGGTCGCGCCGAGGGATGCAGCCGGAGTTTCTGAACACGCAGGTCCGGTGCTTTGTAGCGGGCCAGCAGGTAGTTCGCCGCGTCGACGCATTCCAGTGCGGAGGACGTGTTGATGGTGCGGCTGAGTGATTTGGAGCCGTAGGTGGTGGCGCTGGCGGCATCGGTGGCGCGGAATGTCTGCGTGCTGGCCGACTGGGTGACCTCCACATCGTTGGATAGCCGGGTGGGGTCGAAGTCGAAGGCCAGGTCCTCGTAGGGCAGTTCGCCGGTGGCGGTGGACTCGCCCAGGATGAACGAGGGGGTCAATCGGTTGTATCGGGTGATGCGGGATTCGAACACCGCGGCGCCGTCGGCGCGTACGTAGTGGTTGCCGTTCTCGGTGGTGACGACGGCGGCCAGGCTGGTCAGCACGTCCTGGCCGCTGACATCGCTGGCCGGTCCCATGCTGGCGGTGGCGCCCGTATCGATGGCGGAGGTACCGGGGAAGCCGGCCCAGGCCAGGATGCGCGCGTAGCGGGTGCCGGTGGAGTCCCCGGCCCAGCAGCTGCGCCAGGACGTGTACAGGTTGCCGATCTGCGTGCTGGTCAGCACGCTGGACCACTGGCCGACGTGCGCCAGGTCCCCGACATAGCCGTTGTAGATCTGGTCCTGGCCCGGGAAGATCACCACACCCAGCGTGTCGGTGACCAGGCCGGTGGGGGTCGCCGAGGATGCCGGACTGACGGTGGAGGTGACCCCATCCAGGGTGATCTTCACGGTGAGGCCGTTGCCGGACACGGTGATGACGGCCAGGTGCCAGTTGCCGTCACACACGCTGTTCGGGCTGGCCCAGTTGACCACCGCCGTGCTGTTGTTGATGAACTCGACCGCGAAGGCACCCGGGGTGAATCCGAAGATCCCGGCGGTGGACGCGCTGAGGGTGCCGAACACCTGCGCGTTGCTACCGGCCTCGTCGAAGGTGGGTTGTCCGGCCATCCACATGGCCGAGTCGTGGGCGGGCACTCCGACCGGGGCCCGGAAAGCGAATATCCGTGTCCAGCCAGCACCGCCGATCGGGGGCCCGTGGATACCGGCGGCGTCCAGCTGCACGTAGGTGGCTGCCTGGAAACTGCCGCTGGGCGTGGTGTTGTTGAAGCTGGCCACGCTGGCGGTGGTGCCTTTGAACAGACCGGCTGCCGTGGTGGCCTGGACGCTGTTGCCGGTGGTCAGTCCGCCGGGCCCGTACCGGGACACGGTGATAGGCGCGGCCAGCCTCTTGCCGGTCAGATCGGCCACGGTGGTGACGTTGGCCGGATCGTCCAGCGGATAGAACCAATCCGGTCCAGTAGCCAGCACATCCAGGTAGAACGGGTCACGCAGTTTCTGCGGCGACCACAAGGCGAACTGGTCCACGCAGGTGATCTGCACGGAGGTGTAGAGACCGGCCTCCCCCCACTGCAGCGGCCACCGCTCCACGTACCCGGACAGCAGCGAACGCCACGTGCCTGGCTGCGTCCAGGTGGATGGCGCGGCAGCCTGCTCCACCTGCCATTTGTCCACCTGCACGGTGAACGCGGCGGTCTGGGAGACCAGGGTGACCGAGACGAGTGCGCCGCACGCGGTCGCCGGGGCGGTCCCGGTCGCGGTCACCTGCACCAGGGAAGATCCGGCCGAACCGGGCAGCGTCACCGGGGTGCCCTGCTCCCGGGAGATGATCGCGCCGTTGACGTCCACCCACGCCAGCTCAGCCAGCACCTGCGCCGAGGTAGACGCGGTGATGTTGCGGGCCATGGCCTGCACCGCGTGGACCTTGCCGGGGGTCACCGACCAGCCGGCCAGCGCAACAATCGACTGGTTGACGGTGGAACTGCCCGGGACCGCCAGCTGGTAGGCGTTGCCGACCGGACCGGCGGCAAGCGTCGGGGTGCCGTAGGCGGACAGCGCCTGCAGGCTGCTCGGTATCGCACCTGTCGGCAGCGCCGAGGCGTCCCCGGCGGTGGCCTGGTCCGCGGTCAGCAGCTGCTGGGTGGGCGGCCACTGCATCCGCTGGCGAATCGGCCGGTACGGCGTCACGTTCGGATAGAACGGGGACGCCGTGTTCACCGGGGACAGCGCGCCGTCGGTGTTGTCCAGGGTGAGCTGCATTTCCCCGGCCTGCACGGCGTCCAGCTCGTACTGCCGTCCGCGCCGGGTCTGACCGCCGGCCACGGTCCGGGGCAGCACCGACACCCAGTACGTGTAGGGGGTCGCGCTGCCCACGGTGGAAGTGAAGGAGATCGCGGTGTCGACCACCGGCCAGTCGGTGCGCAGCGCCATGGGTCACCTCACCGTGCGTAGGCCTGGTAGGTGGCGGTGTTGCGGGCGCCCATCTGCAACAGCGTGCTGCGCAGCGTCTCGGCCAGGTCCCGCTCTGCGGTGACGCTGCCCTGGACAGTGACGTTCACGACCGTGATCGGGCCCCCGGCCGCGCCGAGGGTGCCCAGCGGCATTCCTGCGCTGCCTCTTCCGGTGCCGCGTTCGCCGCTGGTGCTGATGTCCGGGGTGACCCGGCCGGCCAGCATGTCAGCCGACAGCACGTACTCGCCGCCGTGCACGATGGCCAGCCGCGGCTCCCCCGGGGCGCCGGGTACCCAGCCGCCGGAGTCGAATCCGGGCAGCGAGACACCGAGGCTTCCGGCCACATTGTGAATGGCGCTCGACATGCTGCGGATCGTGTCGAGCACAGAATGGACCTGGCGGGAGATCCAGCCGGTGACGTTGCCGATCTGATCCCCGGCCCAGTGCACCGCGCCCACGATTCCATCCCACACAGAACTCCACGCCCGGCCCAGCCAATCGATGGCTTCGCCGATCGGATGAATGGCGCTGCGCTGGATGAAGTCGGCCACCGGCTGGATGTAGTCGTTGTAGGCGTTGTGCAACGCGCGCCCGATCAACATCCAAGCCAGATCCCAATAGGCGTGCAGAACCTCAAGCTCGGTGCGCACCCAGACGTAAGCCTCGACGAGGGCCTGCCAGACGGGGCGCAGGTAAGTGTTGTAGGCCTGGTGCAGCGCCAGGCCGATCAGCGCCCAGGCCAGGTCCCAGTAGGCGTGCAAGATCTCAAGCTCGGTACGCACCCACACGTAGGCGCCCACGATGGCGTCGATCACCGGTTTGATCACGTGATCCCACGCGGCGCGGGCAATCGCGGTGATGGCGCCCCAGACCGCTTCCCACACGGATTTCGCGATGTACATGATCGCTCGCCATTCCAGAACGGCGGCGATCAGGGCCACCTCCAGGATGGGCCGCAGGATGTTGTTCCAGGCGAATTTGATCACCGCTGAGATGGCGTCCCACACCGGTTTGATGGCGTTCTGGTACAGCCAGTTCACGCCGTCACCGATGGCGTGCCAGGCCTGGACCAGCGGGTGCACCAAATTGGATTCGATCCAGTGCCAGGCTTCCGAGGACCACCGCTTGATGGCGCCCCAGACCTCGTCCCAGTGGTTGTACAGCCAGACTCCGGCCATGATCAGCAGACCGATGGCCAGGACGATTCCGCCGGTCGCCAGGATCATGGCGGCGTTGGCCGCGATCCACGCACCGGCGCTGACCGCGGCCGAGGCGACGGCCGAGGCCGCGGCGGCGGTGTACTGGGCGATTTTGCTTGCCAGCCAGATGGCGCCCTTGACGGTGTCGGCGATCATTCCGGCCGCCGAGATGGACACGGCCTTGAGCGTGGCGACGGTCCACACCGCCATGGCGGTCACCAGCACGCCGCCGATCACCGCGGCCACCGCGACGGTGGCGCCATGGTGGCGCTCCATGACCCCGGTCCACTGGGAGATCAACCCCATGGCCTGGGTGGCGACCGGTAGCAAGTCGGTCCCGATTTTGATCATGAGCGCGCCGAACGCGGCCTTCGCACTGTCCAGCCTGGCGTTGAACGTTTCCTGATAGGCAGACCAGCCCTCGATGTCCTTGCCGCCCTTACGCGCCTGCTCGGACACCGCCTCGGTGTTTTTGCGGAATACCTCCAGGTTTTCCCCGCCGAGCTGCAGGAAGCCCTGCAGGTTCTTCACGCCGCCGACCATGTCGGCCATCGCGCCGATCGCGGTCTTCTCCGTCGCCGGGAGGTTGCCAAGGATCTTGTCGAACTCGTCGACCCCGCCGGACGCCTTTTTGATGGACTTCAGTGCCACCAGACCGGCCGGGGACAGGTGGGTGTTGATGGCGTTCTCCACCATCTCGATGGTGGAGGCCAGTCCGTTCTTGCCCAGGTTCTGGCTGACCTTGTTGGCGTCCAGACCCAGGTCCCCCATGACCTTGCGCGCCTTGGCCGTCGGGTTCTCCAGCCCCAGGATGACCTGCCGCAGGTAGGTGCCTGCGGTGGCGGCCTCGGTGCCGTGCATGGTCATCGTGGCCAGCGCGCTGGACGCTTCCTGGAACGACACCCCTGCCGCCGCGGCGGCGGCCATCACGTTGGGCATCGCGCTGGACAGTTCCTGCATGGTCGTCTTGCCGCGCCCCACAGCGGCGATCAGCGTGTTGGTGACCTCGGCCGCGTGATCGGCGGACAGGTGATAGTCGTTCAGCGCGGAGCTGACCGCGTCGGCCACTTCCTTGGCGTCCGCGCCCTCGATCCGGGCGCCCTTGGATGCGGCTTCCAGGACTTTCAGGCCTTCGGCGCCGTGGTAGCCCGCGGACTCCACGGTGTACATGGCGGTGGAAAGATCCTGTGCCGAGATGCCGACCTTCCCGGCCATGTCCAGCACACCGTCCGACACGGTCTTCAGGTTCGCGGTGGATTCCCCGGCCGAGGTGGACAGCCGGACAATGCTGGCCTGGAAGTCGCCGGCCATGCCTATGGCCTTGATGGCCACCCCGGCGGCGATCGCACCGAACGCCACCAAGGCGACCCCGGCGACCTTCGCGGCGCGCTCGGAGGTGGCCATCTGCTCACCGGTGGCCCGCTCAACCTTCTTGATCTCACCGACTACCAGCGCGCTCTTGGCCTCGAATCCGCTGATGATGGCATCGAATTCGATGAACAGCTTTTCCATCTACAGCCCGCCCATCCGCAGCACGGCTGCTTCCCACGCCGCGGCGTAGATGGCTGGGAGTTCGGTCTGCACCGAGCGGTAGCCGGGCGCGAAGAACGGGTACTTGTCCTCCAGATCTGCCTTCTTCAGGTTGTTCTGGGGGATGCCGCCGCCACCGACACCGACACCGCCCACGACCCGGCCGCCGAGGGATACCAGGCGCCGCCGGCCGCCGACACCGCGGCGCAAATCGCCGGTGAACTTCCCGGGTCCGCCGGAGCGGGGACTGTTGCGCGGTGCGCCGGGGATGTTGACCTGTTCGGCGAAGATCGCTGACTTACCGCGGTGGTTCCACCGGGGCCGGCCATTCAGGTTCTTCCGTACGGCGGCCTTGACCTTGTTCTGCACCTTCTTGGTCGCGGCGATGGTGGCCCGGTCAGCGTTCCGGGTCATCTGCGTCAAGTCCGCGCGCAGCTTCTCGGCGCCGTGCACCGTCACGGTGGGAGCGAGCATCACCACCACCCCCGGCCTGTTGTTCAGCGGTGGGCGTGGCGCTGGCGTTCTGCTTCCAGATCGCCGATCTCGTCATCGATGCGCAGCAACCAGTCCAGCAGGACCGCGGGCTGGTCGGCTATTTGCTGCGGTGTCCAGCCGAACAGCTTGGCCAGCCGGTAGGTGCGCATTGCCTCGGTCGGCAGCAGATGCGCGGGGGCGCTGCCCCCGTCTAGGACTGCCCTCAGCCGTTTGAGGGCTCGGTAGGGGAATCCGGATCCGGGGTCGGCTCGAACGACACCATCAGGCCGCTGGACTGCTTCTCGCATGCGGCTTTCAAGGTGTCGTAGGCGGCCACCGGCAGGTCCAGCAGTGAGTCCGCGGTGACCGGCATGTCGTAGGACCAGTTGGAGATCAGCGCCAGCATCAGGGTGTCGGTCAGCTCGGAGAGCAGACCGGGCTGCTCGGTCATGACCTTGATCCCGACCTGCCGTTTGCGTTCGTCTTCCGGCAGGGTTTCCGGGACGCTGCTGGCCAGCGCGCCCATCCGGGTCTGCACCGCCACGTAAGGCCGGCGCAGCCGCTCGGGGACCTGGGCGGCGTCACGCAGTAACGCGTGCGCGCCGTCGGGCAGCTGGACGGTAGTGGGCATGGGTGTCCCCGATCTTTACTTGTAGGTGCCCGACGGCAGCAGGTTCTGCACGGTGGCTTTGATCGGCGAGTAGCCGCCGGAGTATCCGGCGTCGGAGGAGTTGAACCGGGACTTGTAGGTCACCGACAGCTCCACGAAGTCCTTGCCGCGCTCCACCGTCGCCGCGGTGTAGGCGGCGCTGGACAGGTGCAGCCGGAACTGGCGTGCGGTCGCGCCGGAGCCGAAGGCGTAGTTGAGGTCCAGGGAAGGCTGCGAGTTGTTCAGGTAGTTGAGCAACTGGACTTCGTCTTCCATGACCAGGGTCATCTTCCCGTCCACCGAGACCATGCCGCCCCAGATGTTGCGCGGGGCAACGGTGCCATCGATGGACTGGATGATGGCTTCGGAGCGTTTGATGGTGCACTCACCGCTGATCATGATCGTGGTGGGAGAGCCACCGATCTGCACCGTGCCGGTCAGGCCGGAGATCGGCCGTTCGGCGCTGTAGGACGGGGTGGGCTTGCTGCTGACCACCGACGGGTAGCCCACGGCCTTGGCGCCGTAGGTGAGCAGGCCGTCCGCGTTGAACTTCATGGAGCACTCGGTGAACAGCATTCCCGGGTACTGGCGGGTGGAGACGTCGTTGTAGTCGGTGATGGTGTAGCTCGGCGGCTGCCCGGTGCCGGAGTTCAACAGGCTGATGTTGTGCGTGTACGGGCTGGTGATCGCAGTGATGGCGACACCGGAGGCGTGCGCCTTGGTCAGCGCGGGCACCGGGATGGTGAACGGCCCGGCGCCGGTCGGGGCGCCGCTGGTGGTGACGATCTCGGCCAGGTTGCCGACGTCGATCTGAATCACCGTGCCGTTGGGGATGCTCACCGAGCTGGACACGGTGGTGGCGCCGATGATGGAGCTGGCCGACAGCGTGCCGGTGGGTGTGGTGGTGGTGCCGGTGGTGGTGACATCGCCCAGGACCCCGGCCAGCGGCCAGCCGATGGCGTCGTAGAAGACGTCCCCATCCAAGTCGTATTCGGTGTGGTACGGCCCGGGGATGAAGTCGTAGTCCTCACCAAAGGACCCGCGCCAGCCCTTGTCCTCCAGGTACACCTGTTTGTCCACAGGCTTGGGCGAGCTGTGGACGGGAATGTAGAAGGTGGGGGCCACCGGGGTACCGGCGACGGTCTCCTTGGCGATGCCGACAACGGAGAGCAGGCTGGACGCGGGCATGGTCTACTCCTTCCCCGCGGGCGTCGCGGCGGTGGTGGTGGGCTTGCTGGGCTTGGCGGGTTTGGCGGCGGGGGCGGGTTCCCACAGGCCGTCCGGTGGGCATTCGGGCAGGTCGTACATGGCGCCGGGCTCGGGGATCAGGGCCAGGGTCGGGTAGTAGCGGCCGGGCTCACCCCGGTAGAGCAGACGCATGTGATCTCCCTGAACGGTGGTAAATGCGGGTCCGATGAACTTCGGCGGTCACTGACGGGCGTGCACCGCGATCTGAACTTCCGCGGTGCACAGGCGGCCGGAGTGGTCCTCGGCCCATGTGCTGGCGAAATCGGTCTGCTGCGGGTTGGCCTGGATGACCAGCCCGGCGAAGGTCGGATCGGCGCGGACGGCGGCTTCCACTAGGTCGGCCAGGTCCACCGCGCGCTCGAACACCATCTGAGCCCGGTCGCCACCGCGGAACACCTCGATGGTCACCACGATCACGTACCGCTCGTCCGCCCAGCCGGTGCCGCCACCGCCGACCAGTTGCACACCGGCCTGGACCTGGCGGTGCACATCGCCGATGGACACGATGTCGTCGGGCTGGTCCGTCGTGGGGCCGTCAAGGCACACCAGCGCGTTGGTGGCCGGGATGGCGCCAGCCAGCATGGTGAACAGGGCCATGCGCACGGTCTTGACGGTGGACCCGGGATTGGCCATCAGGCGATCCCGGGTGCGCGACGGTGCGGGGCCAGCAGCTCGGTGACCCGGTCCGGGATGGCGAAACCCAGGGGCACGCGTTCGGCCTCACCATCCAGGGCGGCGCCGCCGAACCGCGGCCGGCCACCCTGCTGGGTCTGCTGCCACAGGTGGCGGATCAGCTCCAGCATGCCCAGCCGCACGTTGTACGGAACCTGGACGTGCCCGGCCGTGTAAACGATTTTGATGTTCTTGTCCCCGTCGGCGAACAGCCCCGCCTGCCCGCCGAACGTCCTGCGGGTCAACTGTCCACCGTCGCGGGTGTAGGCGAAGGCGTCCACCTGGGCGCCCAGTGGCTGCTCGGTGAGCAGGAAATCGGCAATCCCGTAGTACTCATGCACGGACTGCACCGCGATCACCGGCCCATGCTCCAGCACGATCGCGGGCCGGCCACCGTCATGGAACTCGGTGTGAGACACCGGCACAACGCCGCCGATGATGTTCTCCACGAGGGGCTGCGCCGCCAGGATGAACCCCTGCAGCTCGTCATCCTGGCTGCTGTCGGCCGGATTCATATTCAGGTGGGCTTTGACCCCGGCCAGGTCCACGATCAGCGACATGCCGCCCGTGCGGACCATGAACTGGCCTTCGCTGGCCCACGAAAATCCGCTACCGGTGGCCGACCACCGATACAGGTAGATCCCGCTCTGTGTGGGTGCGGGAACCACGGCGGTGTAGCTGCCGAGTCCTTGGTGGACAACCGCCGGGGCAGAGGTGGTGGAGTCCGGGGCGGTCACCGCGAGTGTCACGCTGGCCGCGTCCGCCACCTGCCCGGCGTCGTCGAGCACAGTCGCGGCCAGCGGCGCGTCCTGGCCCTGGAAGAACAGCACTGTCACCCCACACCGCCTTTCGCTTGTCCCCGTTGCCGATCGGCGGTCAGGTGGCCACGACGCGTGGAACGAACGCCGCGGCCGAGGGGCTGGCGATGGTGGCCGGCGCGGTGGTGGTCAACGAACTGCCAGAGTTCTGGCCCAGCACCTTGTCCCCGGCCAGCCAGCCCGCCGAAGCCGGGGACAGCGTGGCTACTCCAAGCAGCGACGGCGCGGTGGTGGCTTTCACCATCACGGCGGCGTAGTAAATGCCGGTGCGGGCGATGGCCTGCGGCGTGGCCAGCGCCAGGGTCTTGACCGTGTTCGCGGCCCAGGCGGCGGTCAGCTGGTCGGCGGTCTGCGCCATCAGCACCGGAGTTGCCGAGTCGTCGTAGAGCGCGAACCACCAGTTGGTCGGGCTGGATGCGGCCACCGTGCCTGACTGGAAGGACAGCGCGGCGACCGCGTCGCCTGCGTCCAGGTGCAGCGCAGTGGAAAACATGATCTGACTGGTGAGCGCGGCGGAGTCGTTGACGCAGGCCATGCGGGGCATGTTCTGCCGGTTCAGGCCGACTGGGCGGCCGGCCAGGGTCCACTCCGGGTTGCTGGTGGCGTAGTGACCACGTACGAGCGGCATGATCAGCCCTCCTCGGTGTTGTGCTTGCGCCGCGGCGCCTTCGGCCGGGCCGGCGCGCTGGGGGTAGGGGTGGCGTGTTCGAGCGGCGTGTTGTCCGCTGTGGTGGCCGTCGCCGGGGGAAGCTCGGCGACGGCCTGGCGGAGCCGGCCAGCGCGGGCGGCCAGCTCGTCAGCGACGCCATCAGCGCCGCGGTTCTTGGCCTGGGTGGCCTGGGCTTCCAGGTCGGTGGCCAGCTCGGTGATCTCGCCGGTCACCCGGCCGATCTGATCCCGCACTGCCTGGGCCCGGACGGTGTTCGCGTAGGTCTCGGCCTCTGCCAGCTCGTCGCGGTAGCCGCGCAGCTCGGCGACAAGGTCATGCATGACGTGTCTCCCCTCAAGCTGGTGAGAGCGCCGCACGCAGATAGTGTGCGGCGCTCTCACCAGTAGGTGGATCAGTAACCGGACGGCGCGATGACGCCCGTACCGCTGATCACGCTGATGGATTCCGGCCTGCGGTTGGCCATGAAGGCGGCGTAGTTGTAGAGCTGGAAACGGACCTGCAACGTGCCGCTGAGAACCTCCGGCAACACCCGGGTCTTCATGGCGCCTTCCCACAGGAAGATGTCCGAGGTGCGCATGGCCACGATGCGCTCCTCATTGCTGCCACCGCCGAGGTTGTTGGGGATGTTCCCGTCGGCCATGATCGGGAAGTTCGACAGTCGGCCAACGGGGCCTTCCACGTCACCGCCGGTCTGCAGCAACGCCGGATTGAACGGGCTGTTGGCCTCCGGCAGCACCAGCGGCCGGGACTGGCCATCGAGCTGGGCCGCCATCCAGAACCACCGGGACGGGGTCTGCCACACGGAGTTGGGCATGGCCTTGCGCTTGGTGGCGACCTGCGATAGCGCCTTCATCAGGCTCGGGTACATCAGCGGCAGCGTCGGGGACGCGTCCGTGTAGGTCACCGCGTTGACCCCGGACACGTTGAGCACGCCCAGAACCTGGCCGCTGCTGCCGGTACCGGTCCAGCACTGGGTGTCCAGCTGCATGTTGTAGTCGGCGATCAGGTCGCTGAAGATCACTTCGTCGAAGCTGATCGGGGACTGGTCCAGCAGCTGCATGGCCACGTCCTGCTGACCGGCGATGGTGCGCACCGGAGCGTTGACGAACGTGTCCGTCAGATCCTGGCTGACCACCGCGCCAGCGTCAGCGGTCTGTACCCCGGTCCGGGTGCCGGTGGCGATCTTCGGCACGTTCACCGAGTCGGTTCCGGTGGGCAGCGCCAGGTTGCGCACGGCGTTTGCCAGTGGCCGGCCGTATCGAGGCAGGTCGATGAATTCGTCAACCAGCCACAGCGGCGGCACGAAGTAACCGCCCTGGCCGTCAGTCCTGTTGGGATTGGTGCGTGACTCGAACACCGACGCGGAACCGCGGACACCCAGGTCCCGGTCCAGGGCGGTCATCTGCTCGGCGGCGCGCTGCTCCCGGCGGTGTTCGCGGGCGGGCAGCTCCACATCCAGCTCCTGGGCGTGCCGCGCCAGCCGCTGGGCGGCCTCGGTGTCGTTCTGCAGCGTGGCTTTCCCGAGGTCGCGGAAGTAGCTGTTGCCGTTGCCGCGCTGGTAGGTCAGCGGCTCGGACGTGACCCGGGTCTGGGCGGACAGGTACCGCTGGGCGACCTGGGAGGCCTCGGCGTCCCGCGTGATCTGGGTGTCCAGCTCGGACACGCGGGTGTCGATCGCGCGGATCTCGGTCTCCAGCTCGGAGAAGCGGGCAGCCTCGGTCTCGTTGAGGTTGCGCTTGTCCTTGGTGGGCTCTGCCAGCAACTTGTCCAGCTCGGTCTTGTGCTGGGCACGCCGCTCCTGCAGAGCAGTGATCAATTCCCTAGACATAGGGGTGCTCCTTGTACGGATGGGGTGTGGGCGTGCCTGCGCGGTGTTCGGGTGGTGGCCGAGGTGGTGCCCCAGGTGGTGACCCCGGTGTCAGGGGTTCCGGCGTGGGGCCCGGCGTCGGTTCCGGCGCGGTGCCGGGCAGGCTGACACCTCGGCCGGTGGCCGAGGTGAGTCGAGGGGTTACAGGTCCAGCAGCCGCGCGCGGGCGGCGTGCCAGCTCAGGGATTCATCGGTCGTAGACGGTTCGGTGTCCGTCTGGAACTCAGTGGCCAGCCGGTCGAACAGGCCGCGGCGCTGCTCTGCCGACAGCTGCTGGACGGCGGCGTCCAGGGCCCGTGCGTCCAGGGTTGCGCCGGCGGTGGCCGGGTTGGAGCCGTAGTTGACGACCGAGACATCTCCTTTGTCCAGGGAGACCTCCAGAATGTCGCGCTGGTCGAAATCGGGGCTCCACTGCTGCCGCATCACGATGAACGCAAAGCTCATTTCGTCCAGGTCGCCGCGTTCCATCGCCGAACGCAGCTCGGAGACCTTCGGGTTGGCCGGGTCCAGGTCGGCCTCGGTGTGCAGGCCGGTGGAGTCCTCGGCCAGCCGCAGCGTTCCGGACTTTGTACGGGCCAGCGTCATGCCACCGTGGTTGATCAGAAAAGCGACGTCGGCACCCTCGGACAGCGTCTTGGTGAAAGCGCCGGACCGCACCACTTCGGTGTAGGCACCCAGCCAGTCGTAGCGTTCGTATCCGGTCTCGGTTACCGAGGCGTAGCCGGTGAAGGTCAGCTTGTCCTTGCCGGTGCCGTCGGGCTTGGCTCGAAGCTCCACATCCTGGAACGGCATGTTGCGCCGCTCCGGCGTCTTGGTGAGCTGCTGGCGTGCGGCCAGATCCATGATCAAAGCTCCTGTCCGGACTCGGCAGCAGATTTCGGGGTCGCCGCGCCACCGTCCCCGGCAGGGGTGTCGGTGTGCGCGGAGTTCAGCGGGGCGAACGGGTCAGCACCGGCGCCGTCGGGCAGCGGGGGAAGGTCTTCCTTGGCGCGGATCTCGTCGATGGTCAGCAGCGCCGCGTTGCGGGCCTGCGTGTAAACGGCGTAGCGACCGGAGGTATCGGTGCGCAGCAGCGCATCGGCGTTGAAACGGGCCTGCTGCGGGGAGGGCAGCATGGCTGACCAGGCGTCTTCCATGGTGCCGGTCCAGTGCGACAACGTGTATTTGAGGAATCCCAGGGACTGCTGCTCGATACCGGTTCCCCAGCTGGTGGTCCGGTCGACCTGGCCGAGCATGTGCGGCGGAATGCCGAACAGCATGGCGACGTCCAGGTTCTGCGCCGAGCGGGTGCCCAGGAACTGAGCGTCTTCCGGGCTGATGGAGATCGGCTTCCAGGCCGCGCCGCCGGTGAGCACGCCGACGGCGTGCGCGTTGCGCAGACCGGAATGCCCAGATTCGAACGACTCCTTGAGTTCCCGGGCTTTCGGCCGGTCCAGGTCGCCGGGCACCTCGATGACCCCGGACAGGTGTGCGCCGGCGCCGAAGAACCGGGCGCCGAACTCCTCGGCGGCCAAACCGAGGCCGATGGACTGCCGGGCATAGGAGATCACCGACATGCCTATCGGGGATTCCGGGACGCTCATGCCGATCAGGTGCACCATGTCCGCGGCGGGGACGTCGGTGCGGTTGACCTTGTAGACGCGGCTGCCGTCGGCGGCGCTGGTCGGGGTGACCCGGTCCGGGTGCAGCACCACCAGCCTGATCGGGCGGCCGAAACCATCCCGGGCGACCACCAGCGCGTAGGCGTTGCCGCGCAGTAGCAGGCTGATCATCAGCTGCACGAAACCCTGCCGCCGGGTCGGGTAGGCCACGTTATTGGCGCCGCCGAATGGGTCGGAGACGATCAGCGGAGGGGGTTCCAGGGTGCGGCGGATCTGGGTGCCACTGACGTCTTGCATCCGCACGGCATCCATTGGCAGACCGGCAACGGTGGTGGACAAGATGCGGACACAGGCGGCCACCGCGGTCAGCTGCATGGCGCTGTCCTCGGTCACTGGGACTCCGGCGGCGGACAGTGCGCCCAGCGATCCGTTGGAGGGAATCGACCAGGGGTTGTCGGTGGTGCTGGTCGGCATGTAACGCCGTTCCAGCGCACGGCGCAGGATCACGGCGCTTCACCGTCCACAATGGTGCTGCCAACGAAGTCCATGGCGTGGCCGACCAGCAGCAGCGCCGCGCCGGTGGCCACCAGGCCCAGTACCGGTGCCACCCACCACCCGGCGACGCACAGGCAGATCAGTCCGGCCAGCTCCAGCAGGGTGGACAGCACCGGGAGCACACGGGCCACAACCGCACCCCCGTTCATAGGTCATTCCAGGCGAAGAAAGCGGGCTCGGACTGGACTTCCGGGGGCTGGCTTGCCCGGTCCAGGGCCATTACCGCCGAGACCGCCAGGTCGATCTTCCGGTTGGAAAATCGGTTTTCCTTGGTGATCCGGGCGCCTCGGGAATCGGTCTTCAGGACGCAGTTGGCCAGATGCCGGGCCAGCCTCGGGTCCCCGGAGTGCGTGACGGACTGGTTCAGCACGGCCTCGTAGAAACGCGCGGTGGCCGGGGTCATCCGGGCAGGGGTCTGCGGGTATTCGACGATGGGAAGGCCTTCGCCTTCCAAGATCTGGTAGGTACGGGCCCAGCGCGCGGGGTCGCACACGATTTCCCTGACCTGCCAGCGTCGGCAGGCCGCTCGGATGGCGTCTTCCACATCCAGCACCGGGACGGCCCAGTCCCGGGCGGCGTCGGTGGGTCGTTCCCAGCAGGCCACCACGTCGATGTGCGGCGTTGGTGTGCAGCTGGCGACGGTCAACGCGGTGGAGTCGTTGTTGAAGCTGCCGTCGAAGCCCAGGCAGACCTCCGCGCCGTCCGGGATGACCACGTCCGGGTCGGCGCAGGCTTCCCAGGTCCCGGCGGGCAGCCACGCGGTCGCGGTGGACACCCACATGTTCATGCGTTTGGTCCGGTACTCGGCTTCGGGGGTCTGTTTCACCGCGGCGGCGAAGTCCTCCGGGTTGATCAGGTCCCCGTAGGCGGGGTTGGCGGCCTTCCACACCTTCGGGTCTCGGTGGTCGGCGCCTTCGGGTGCTCCCCACCAGGCCAGGAAGAAGGTGGGGTCGTCGACTTCGCCGGAAGCCACCCGGCTGCCGTACTGGTAGAGCCGGTAGCAGAGTGAATCCTGGCCGCTGGAGTCGGTTTTCACTCCAGCGGTGGTGATGCCGAGCAGCAGCGGGTCCAGCCGTGCGCCCATGGCCAGGGCCATGACGTTCCACAGCTCGTCGTTGGGCTGGACGTGCACCTCGTCGAACAGCACGCGGGTCGGGTTCAAACCTTCCTTGGTGTAGGCCTCGGCGGACAGGCACCGGTAGACCGAACCGAGGTCCACCACCTCGATGGCGTCCCGATAGACCTTGCAGGCGGCCGAGAGATCCGGGCTGGCCTCCACCATCCGGCGTGCGTCCGCGAACACGATCCGGGCCTGTTCCCGGTCACCGGCGCAGGACAGCACCTCGGCGCCGCGGCATTCGAACAGCCCTTCCAGCGCGTACCCGGCACCCAGGCCGCTCTTGCCGTTCTTGCGGGGCATGCCGACCAATGCCACACGGTGACGTCGGCGTCCGTCCGGCCGGCGGGCGAACAGCGCGGCGTTCAGCGTCGCTTGCCAGGGCCGTAGTCGCAACGGTTCTCCGGCGGGCCCGGCCCAGGTGTCCCGGGTGACCGAACACAGACCCTCGATGAACTCGGTGACCTGTGGGCCGTCGCCGCGGCGGATGTCGGCGGCGGGGACCTTGGTCAGGATGCGGGGCGGCCAGCCGGCCACCCGGGAGGCCGCGCGGGTCATCCGCTGGCCTGGTCCTTGCGGCGCTTGGCCAGCAATTCGTCCAATTTGGACACCCGCTTCACCTCGGCGTACCCCAGCCTGGCGCGGTCGGTCGGAGTGAAGCCGCACAGGGACTCGTACTTGGTGATCTGCGCTTCCAGCGCGCGCAGCGCAGGAACCAGCGGGTTGAGCACCGGCTGGCCGGTCGACCCGGGTACCAGATAGCCGGAGTTCGCGATGGCGTCCCGCATGGCTTCGCGTTCGTCGTGTGCCTCGGCCAGCCGGGTCAGCAGGTCCAGGTCCGTGGTGGGCGACAGCCAGGCCTGGCCGGCGGTCCACAACCGCGTCCACGCTTCACGGCCCGCGCTGTTTAAACCCTCCGGTGTGGGGGGCAGATGAGCCGAGGTCGCCAGGGTGACGACCGGCGCGGGAATCGCCCGGCCGCCGGAGTCCCGGCCCGGTGAGCGACCGGTGGCCCGCTTGCGTTCGACTGGTTTCGGGGGACGGCCGCCGGGCATGACCCACCCCCGAAGATCGTGTCCGAAATCGGTGGGCCGGAAAATCGGGCCTCAGTTTTGAGATCGCGTGCGCGCTGGGGGCGGCCGGGTCCGTTGATGCATCGGCGATCGATTTTCACCCACCCCCCATCGGTTGCCGATGTATCGAGGGTTTGCCGGTCAACGGTGTGCTCTGCCGGAGGGCAGGGGGTGCCCTTGCCTCTCTCCCTAGGTGGTGTTGCCACTGTGCTGTGGGGTGCAGCTGTGGGGAGACACGGTGGTGGCGCTGCCTACTGCCTGCTGTGTGGTGTGCAGGCGGTGTGCGTGCAGCGGGTGTGGGCAGCAAGCGTGGTGACGCTGTGGCTGGTGGTGGTCAGCGGTTGCCCTTGGCTGCGTTGCAGGTACGGCACAGCACCTGCAAGTTGCTGCGCTGATGGGTGCCGTCCTTGGACAACGGCACGATGTGGTCTGCGGTCAGATCCTCGTCCTGGTGGGGTGGCCTGGCCCATCCTGGACACCAGGCCCCATGTGCCTGCCGGTGCTCGGCGATCAGCTGCCGGGCTACCCGCTGATACTGGGCGCCATATCCACGTTGGGTAGCGGAGCCTCGGCCAGAATCTTGGACCCGGTCCCACTGCTGCTGACACGCGTCACAGCGGGACCGGTTGCTGGTCAGCCGGCCACACCCCAGACACGGACGCCTCACGATGTGGCCGATTTACTGGAGGACTGGACGGCGTCACGCTTTTGTACCGGTCGGTGTCCGTCAGCCACCTGTGTCCCCCTCGGCGTGCTCTAGTGGCAGCCCAACCAGGACAGGAGACGGATATGGGCATCGGCGGGGACACTCAGATCAGGGTGGCCATCGAGAAATCCGGGAAGTCCACCGCCGAGCTGCTGCAGCAGCTGGTGGCCGAGCAGAACCGGACCAACCAGCTGTTGGAGCAGCTTTTGGTCGTTCTGGCTGCCGGGCAACCCGTTCGCTGAACGCTTACGTCTCTCACCTGCCGTTGATCAGTGCGACGGCAAGGCGCGGATCGAAGATGCCGTTATCGATGCCGGGTACGACTCCGGTCGGGCCGTCGGACACTCCCGGCGCCTTTATCCACAGCAGGGCATCGCATCCTGTGGTCGCATCGATGATGATCCGGGGGCGCTGGCCGAGCCTGGCACCGACCGGGTTGCACCACCAATCCGACGGGTGTGCCGCAATGTAGGCCGGCGAGGGGCGGCCGGCGCCGTTGCGGCTGGTGTCCACGACGTACCGAACACCGAGCACTCCGTACCGGGCCTGCAGCAGTTGCCGGATGACGGTCGCGTACGCGTTGCAGGTCTCCAGGTTGGAGAAGTTGCTGGTGTTGATCGCGAAGCCGCGTGCGCTGGCGACTCCGGCGCGTACGAGGGCCAGTGCGATGGTTGCCGGGTCCTGGTCGGGAGCTTCACCGACGTCCAGGTACGTAGCAGTCTGCGGGCAGAGCCTGGCGAACCGGGCGATGGCGTAGCAGAGCAGGCTGTACCGCTCGACCTGGCCCAGCGGCGCCAGACCGGGTAGGTGAATGAGTCCGTCCGGTTCGAGGATGAGCGCGGCTGGAGCCGAGCCGATGGCCCGCGCCAGGATCTCCACGTCCTGTTGGTACTCGGCGAATCCTGCTGCGCCGCCGGCCGCATAGCCCCCCAGATCCCTCTCAGGCAGGGCGTACTGGGTGATGACCGGCAGCTGCTTCGCCGCGCTGGCGGCTGACACATAATCCTTGATCCACTGTGTGACGTCGCCCCCGCCGGACCACCTGGCCTGTGGCACTGCGGCGATGGACGCGCGGACGGCCGGCGCGGACGGGTGGCGTGGATTGTTGGTCAGCCAGGTGTCCACCGGACGCTGGTTGTCCAGGTATAGGCCCTTGGTCACCAACGGGTAGGGGTTTCCCACTGCTGCACCCCTCTCAGCTGCGGGAAAAGCAAAATGCCCCCGTCGAGGACGAGGGCATGAGGGTTCCTCATTCAGTGTCTCATTAGGCTGTTTAGCCGTCAACTTTCCTCGGGCGGCGGGCAATTCGCTTCCGAATACCGTCGCAGCGCAGCAGCGCGGCCGGGTCGATCAGCCCGTTGGGGTTGCGGGTGAGCTGGCCGCGGTGAATCCAGTTCCGCACCATGTGCGCCGTGCAGTAACCGTATTCAGCGCGCACCAGCTCGGCGGCCTGCTCGGTGGTCAAGCCGCCGGTCACGACGCGACCACCCAGGACTGCTGCAGCCGCAGCAGGTCCATCCCGGAATACGGTCGGCTGCAAGTCCCACACCGGTAGGCCTTCGGCACGTTGTCCCGGTACTCGACGAACACCTGTCCGTCGCAGGGCACACCGCGCACGGTGCCCATGCACGGCCCGGCGGGCTTGTCCTCATCGGGCAGCAGCGCCAGGTACCGCATGGTGCGATAGGCCCGGCGAACCTGTTGCCAGACCTCGGCCACCCACTGCTGTCGTAACAGGTAGCGGTCTAGCCATCCGATGAGATACGCGCAGTCAGAGGCCAGTGCCGGACGTGGTTCAACGTCTTGGCCGATCTCGGCGCGGATTCGGTTGGCTAAGGCCAGGACCATGACCGGTGGCCAGGGGATGCCGTCGGGGCCGGTGGTGGACCGCGGGTCGCAGAGCACAATCGCGTCGTCGTTGGCCGGGCTGGTGGACCGGTATCCGGGGGCGCGGGTGCCGTCGATGCTCTGCCGGAGCTTCTGGCGGGTCCAGTCCTGGCTGCTGGTGGCATACAGGCCGGGTAGATCATCGAGCATGCCGATCAGCCGTTCAATGCACCGCAGGCAGCCCCAGCGACCTTCGATGCCGCAGCGACGATGTCCGCACTCCAGCGAATCGCTATCACAGGTTCGGCACCGTTCCCGGTGGCAGCCGAGCAGACAAATCGTCATGCGGCACCGTCCTCGGTGCCAGGCAGCAGGCCGAGCATGTCCAACAGCTGCTCCAGCTCGGCCGGGCTGCTGACAGCGCGGGCAACGGTGAGCTGCGCGCGGCGGATCTGCTGCGGCGTCGGCGGATGTGTGACCGGTAGTCCTGATCCGTTGCCGGACTGGTTGCCGTCCCAGGTCATGCCGCGTCCTTCCTGCCGTTGTTCAGCCAGGCTCGGGCCCTGGCGGCCAGCTGGTAGAGCCAGGTCATGTCTGCTTCCGGCGCGTCGAGGTCGACGACTTCGGCCGGCGTCTCGGCGACCACGGGCGTGGCCGGTGCGGTGGGCGGGCGCGGGATCACCCGGGAGCGTGTACTGCAGGCGTCGGCGTCCTGGCAGATGCCGATTTCGGCGTTGGGGTTGTGGTGTCCGCATAACCAGCAGCGCATTCAGGCCTCCGGAGTGGTGTGCCGTTGGTGGCAGGTCCGGCAGCGGCGCCACATGCGCCAGGTGGTGCCGGTCAGTACTTGGCGCCGGTGGTAGCGCTCCCCCGGGCGGATGAGGCTGTTGCAGCTGCCGCACATGCGCGCCTTGCGGGCGATGGGCTGGTGGTCGAACTGCACGGTCCGGCGGGTGGGCAGGTCGGACATCAGCTCTCCTCGGCTTCGCGTTCGGCGTGCGGCTGGGGCCGGGTGGAGCCGCTTGGGCCGGTGCATGGGCGGCCGACTCCGGCGCGGCAGGTGGGGCAAGCGCGGCGCAGGCGGTGGCGCCAGGATCGTTTGGGATCCCAGCCGAGGCTCTTGTAGAGGGTGGCCACGTGAGCGCGGACCTGCTTGGGGTTCGCGGCGGGGGCCCGATCTGCGCCGGTGACCTCGTCCAGCACGTCCTTGGCGGTGGTGCGTTCGCGCATCGGCCGGATGTGGTCTTCCTGCATGTGGCGGATGTTCATCCAGGCTGCGCACCTCAGCCGGTGTGTCTCCATGGCGGCGTTGATCTCGGCCTTGGACCAGTCCTGCCGGTCTGCGGCGGCTTTCCACTCCAGGACGTCGTCTTCGTCGACGCTGCGGTTGTCGTGGCGGACCAGCTGTTCCAGCAGGTCGATCACGTCATCTCGGGTCACTGGTCACCTCCGGGCTGGCGTAACGCCCGTACGCGGGACAGACGGCCGTCCCGGGCCGATGGGCGATCAACGGGCGGTTTGCCGTTCAGCTCGATGCGCAGGGATTCAGCGGACAGCGGCCGGTTGTCCCGGGCGATGCGCAGCAGCGCTGCCCGGATCGCGTCGTGGGTGTGGCCGGACAATGCCTTGCGGGCGATTCCCCGTACCGCTGCCCAGTTGCACAGGCCGTCCACAGCCTCGTAGTAGGTGTCAGCCAGTCGCGCGTCATCGGGTTTGGCTTTGGTTGCTGCGGCAGAAGCACCGTTAGGTGGTTCTGTAAGAGGGATAGGTAAAGGGGGGTCGGAGTCCTGGCCGGATTCCGCGCGGACATCCGTTGGTGTCCCGGCGGGACGTAGCTGCCTGAACTGCGGTGATGTAGAAATCGGTGTTCGCTGTTTGGCTTTTCGGGCTGCCTCGTTTTTGCGGAACTCCAGCACTTCGGATCTTGATTTATTGCGCCCGTTTTTCGTCCAGCCCACAAACCGGTACCCGGTGTGCTGCCCTTCGTGCTGAACGCGTTCCCAGAGGCCGACGCGCACCAGTCGATCGGCCTGCGCCGGGGTGCCGATCATGTGGGCGATCTCCACCGGCACCAAGCCGTCGGTCAGCTGCTGCGCGGACCAGGCGCCTGCCCGGACCCACAGGCCGAGGGCAGCGTTTCCGGCTTGAACTACGCGGGTGTGGAAGGTGAGATCGTCCTCAACCCTGAACCAGGTCACGCGACACCTCCGAGCTGCTGGCGTGGCGGATTCGGCGGCGCGAACCGGGCGCGAATCCGGGCGACGGTGTAGGTAGTCAGCCGGGTGTGCGCGGCGATCTCGGCATCAGTCCAGCCCGCGCCGTGCAGTTCCTGGACGAGCTGCTGTCGCAGCAGCGGCGGCAGGATCTCGGCCGGTTCCACGCCCTGGCGGCACGCGTTGTAGGTCCGTGTGTCGCGCAACGCGGTGAGGTTGGGGGGAAGTGGTCCGGTCATGCGGCCACCGCCTCGTAGAGGTCGATCGGGTCGCCGGTGACTGCTTCGACGACGGCGGCGATCAGGTCGCGGGCGATCGGCGGGGTGACGGCGTTGCCGTACAGCCGGACCTTGGACCGCTTGGAGCCGAACGGCGTTTCGAAGGTGGGCCGGAAGGCCATGCCGTCGCGGATCTCTTCCAGCAGCAGCATGCGGAAGTAGCAGTCCATAACGTCGGCTTCGGTCTGGACGAGCGCATCCCCGGCGATGGTGGTCTGGGTCGGGAGGGGGTCGCGGTCCAGGGCGCGGAACATGCCGGTGTCGTAGGCGTACAGCATGTTCGGGTCCCACCGCAGGCCGCTGCCTGCGGTGAGCGCGGCCAGGCCGTGGTGATTACCCGCGGCGGCGAAGGTGTCCAGCGGTTCGACGATGTGCTTGGGCCGGTTGTGGTTGCGCAGCGGGATGATGCACAGGCCTTCGGACTCGGTGGTGGTCCGGGTGCGCATCGGCTCGTCGGCCAGCCGGGCGGTGTCGTTCCAGGTGCCCCCGGCGGGCACCAGCAGCGCGTTCTCCGCTCGGGCGGTCTGGGCGCGATGCGGCCTCAGCGCCGGGCGAGCCTGCTTGCCTTCCCTGCCTTCCATCGGAATCAGCAGCGGCGGACAGGACCAGGTCGGGCCCTGGACGTGGCCATACCGCCGGACGCCGTCGGTGATCCGGGCCATGGTCTTGGGGCTGAGCGGCAGGCCGCCGTACTTCGCCTTGGGTGGTTTGTCGCCGAGCCGGATGCCGGGCACGGCGGTGTTGACCACGGCCAGCGCGGGCAGGACGAACGGGTGCACCTCGCCGTAGCGGCAGGCCACGGTCGGACACCGGTACAGGTACTGCCCGTTCGCGCCGTAGCTGCCGTAGGGCTTGGCCGGGTCCTTCGGTGCCTGCATCGCGGACACGACGTGGTCGCCCATCGGGCAGTAGGCGCGAGGCCGGGTCCATTTGTCCCAGTCCGGTTCCCGGTAGCGCTCCTGCCAGAACACGACGTACACGCGATCGCGGAGTTGGGGCGCCGGGGCGCCGAGCTGGTGCGCGAACGCGCTGTTGAGGGTCAGCACCTTGTGGCAGTAACCGATCTTGCGCATTCGGGCGATCCACTTCGGGAAGTACCACCAGGTCAGCAGCTCGGTGGTGTTCTCGACGATCACCACCTTGTAGCGGTGGTGCTCGGCGAATCGCGGTACGTCGTGCATGAGGGCGCGGGATCGCTCGGCGGTGTCGGCGGCGGCCGGCTCGTCGTCCTCGTCGTCGAAGTCGGCCAGGTCGAACAGCGCCGGTTCGGTCGGGTCGTCGGCAAAGGTGCGCTTGCGCCCGGCGGCACGTGACCAGAACGTGCAGGACGGTGACGCCCACAGGCCGTCGGTCGCCGGGAAGTCCCGTGGGTCGGCCTTGGCCAGGTCTTCCATGTCGTGGACGGCGTGCGGGAAGTTGTGTTCGTGGGTGTCGATGGCGATCTTGGCGTGATTGCTGGCACGGACGACCCGGTTGCCCGGTACAGCCTCGATTCCCGTCGAGGATCCGCCGCCACCGCAGAACAAGTCCGTCCAGGTGAAGTCGCCGTCCGGTGCCTTGGGGCTGCGGATGATCTCCGGCAGGAACAGGGTGCCGACTCGTCCTGGGGCCAGCGGGCCCAGCTGTGCGGGGCTCACGCCACACCGTCCAGGAACCATGGGAGCGGTCGACGGGACCAGCGATCGACCGACCTTTCGTGTTCGCCGAGGTGCCGAGCGATCCGAAGAGTTCCCCAGCCACGATCGCGCAGCGTGTAAACGGCCACACGGACCTCGGCCATCGTCAACGGCCTACCCACTACCTCCGCTACCGTCTGGCCCGGACGGTGATTCACCGCGCGGTGCACAGCCACCCAGTCGAACCAGGCGACGTCCGGTGCATTGCGGCGGTTCATCGCGCCACCTCGGCGTGCTGCGGCTGGATGAACATCCGTGTTGCGCGCGGGGGCCGTGTAAACAGTCCGTCCATGTCCGGGGGCTCGGGTTTGGGCCGTGGTTCCCCGCCACCGCCACCGCCGCGGGGCCGGAACTGAATGCAGTGGTAGAGGTTGGCCGAGTCGAAGCCGCCGTCCCGCCATACCTCGTTGTCCGGCTGCTGCAGCCACTCGGCCGGGGTACGGCCAGCCAGGGCGATCAGCAGCAGCGGGCAGCCCTGCACGGTGATACCGGCCCTGAACGGGGCGTCCCGTAGACAACGGGCGCACCACTGGGCTTCCCAGGCATAGCCCATGGTGCCGTTGCTGAACGGGCTACCGGGACGGGACCGGTCATAGGCCTCGTCGTAGTCGATGCTCATGCTGCGTCGCCGTCCTCGTCTAGGTCGGCCAGCCGCTCTAGCTGGTCAGGGTGCGGGTCGCAGTCGGCCCATGTACGGCCCAGGGGCATCTGCCAGATCAATCCGTGTCGCAAGACCGGCCACTGCTGGGGATCGCGGCGCGCGGGGACCAACAGCCCGTTCGCGTAGGCCCAGGCGGGCCGGTGGTGGACGCCCTGGGGCCCTCGGTGACAGGCTGGGTGCAGGGCCACCAGGTTGATCAGCGCGTCTCGGCCGCCCTGGCTGCGCATAAGCCGGTGGTTGGCTTCCCATAGGTCGGGTTGGAGCCATCGGCCGCACATGTCGCAGGTGCCCTCAGCCCGGTCGTACACTGCGGCGCGCAGCTGGCGCGGGATTCGGGAGGTGCACCTGCGCAGGTGCACATGTCGACGTAGCGGAATGCGCTGCACGTCGGCCACCGCGTCCTCCACGGGCCGGGCCGGCGACAACGACGTGTGCCGCTGCAGCTGACCGGTCGCGCGCAACGGCGACCGGCGGTGCAGACCGGTGCGCTTCATGCCGCACCCACTACAGAGAAGGCCTGCCGGACCAGCTGAGAAATGGTCTGCACGGTGCTGGTCACCTCACGGGCGATCCGGACCCGGTCGGCCGCGATCTCCCTGGACTTGGTGGCCAGCCGCAGCGCATGCCACTGCTCGTAGGTGCGGGCGTCGATCCAGGCCTCCCGGTCGGCCACGGTGTAGCCGCCTCGGCTGACCTTCGGGCAGTCCTCGTCCATCGCGGCGGCCAGCTGGACCTTCTTGAGTTCACATTCCAGGTCCGTCTCGGAGTCCCGTGCGGCGGCCAGGGCCTTCTCCGCGATCAGCATGTCGGCGATACACCGGCGCAGCTTTTCCTCCACCTGCACCGGGTTCAGCGGCGTATAGGCCTGCGTCATGACGCCCTCCGCAGTTCCGACGGCGGGGTGTGCCACGCGATCTGCGGCAGCGGGTTCAGCGGCGCAGGCATCGGCATGAGCAGCGCTTGGTAGTTCGGCCCGGCCTGGATCATCACCGGGGTTTTCCCGCTGCCCAACGCGACTTTGATGCGTTCACCTCGGCGGCGAGCCACGGTGAGGATCGGTGCCAGCAGCTCGGCGGACAGGTAGATCTCCGTGACCGATGCCGTGGTGGCGGCCTTGGCGAAGACGGCGCGCAGATCCACGTAAGGCTGGGTCACCAGCGGCACCCGGACACCGAAGGCCTGGTCGTCGTGGGAGATGTCCACCCGTAGCTGGCGGGCGGTCACCGTCAGCTGGACGTCCTGCTGGCGGGTTCTCCTGCCGCACAGGGACTTGACCACGCTGAGCACGCGGCGGGTATCGGCGGTGGAGATCAAACACTCCGGCAGTCGGCCCTGGCAGGCTTCGAGGGCTTGACCGAGGTGGAATCGATTGCTGGAGATTCCCACCAGCATGTCGGTGGCCGGACTGTGCAGGTGGACCGCGGACAGCATCGGCAGCATAGGGTCCGACTCGGCGGTACAGAGCAGATCGGTCAGTAGCCCAGCCAGGTCGCGGGCGGACATGGTGATGGTGTTCATGACGCACCGTCCTTGCGCACGGGCAGCTTCTTGACCGCCAGCAGGAACTCCGACAGCAGGGCCGGGCTGGCTTTGCCGATGTCGCCCCCGCGGTTCCATTGCGCGAACTGCTCGGCGAGCTGTTCGGGGGTGTAGCCGCGCTGGTGCCCGGCGGCGGCGATGGTGCGCCGCAGGCCGGCGGCCTCGGCGTCGCTGGGTTTGGGGTTCGCCTTGGCCGGGCGGGCGGTGGCCGGTGCGTCGATGACCTCCGGTCGGCCCTTCCAGAGATCCAGGGCGACCCCGAAACGCATGGCGCCGTTGCGGATCGCGTTGCCGATCGCCTGTTTGACGGCGTTGCCGCCGCCTTTGCCGTCGGCGTGGCCGTAGCCCAGGCGGGTCACGCCGCATACCGTGAGCTTGATCCACAGGCCGCCTTTGTCGTCGATGGCGGGCAGCCCGGTGGCGGTGTTAATGGCCAGCGGTTCCCAGGTCCAGGACGGATCGACCTGCAGCAGTCGTTCGGTGACGAACGCGTGTCCCACATACGGCAGGTGGAAGTGGGCGTTGGTGATGGTGTTGCCGCATTCCGCGCACTTGCGCCGCTGGTGTTCCGGGCACGGCCGGTGTTCCCGCGACAGTTCCCCGCAGCGTTTACACCAGATCCGGGGCAGTACCCCGATCGCCTGGGCATCGAAGGCCTTGCGTAGTTCGTCGGCCTGTTCAGGCTGCATCCGACTCACCCGCTTCCAGCGCGCGCAGGGTGCCGTCGATCGCCAGGTGCCCGGACCGGATCAACTCGATGATGGTGCTGGCGGCGCCGGGTTCCAGCCGCACGGAGACGACACCGTTCGGGGTGGTGACGCTGATCCCGGGCAACTCGACTTCCCCGCCGGGGCCGACCGGATGCCCGGCGGCCTGCGCCAGCTCGATCAGCTCGGCGCGCGCCCAATCACGCAGCACCGGTTGGCGGGTGACCAGCTCCGGCGCGTAGGCCGCCAGCACCTCGGCCACCCGATCGGCCGGGCCGGTCACCACCATGTCGTCGGCGAGATGATCCGGGTAGCGGTCGACAAGCCAGCTGATCAGCTTCTGCTCGTCGTCGATGGTGACGCGCGGACGAGGCGCGGACATGGTCACCGTGCCCAGCAGCTGCCCGTCCGGAGTGACAGCGGACAGCCGGTCCTTGGGCGCCAGCATGTCGAAGGCCTCGGCGCGCGTCGCCTTGTCGATCTTCTGGGCGTGCTCCAGCAGCACCTTCAGGGTGGTTAGCTGCAACGCGACCGATCGGGAACCTCTCATGCTGTCCTCCTGAAGGTGCTGGGGACGCGGCCGTAGCCGAAGTCCCGGGGTGCGCCGGTGTAGTTGCGGGGGTGGTCGTGAGTGCGGCAGCCGCACGGGCTGAAGATCCAGTCGCCTGAGCAGTCGTGACGAAGCTCGGTGATCAGCAGGCTGCAGATCGGGCAATCCCAGTCATGGACCTGCTGCACGGTCCCTGCGGCAGGCTCCGTGAGGTCGGGCAGATGCAGCGCCATCACGCCACCTCTGAGCCGCGCCGCTGCTGGCGGCGGCTGGTCCAGCAGGCTTTACAGGTCGGGGCGTGACCGCGGTTGCGGCGGACGTTGCCGCCGACCATGCGGTGGAGCCCGGCCCTGCACAGGGGCTTGCTCGGCGCCGGGTCGCGGTCGTCCAGTCGGACACCACCCCAGATGCCGTGCTCCTGTTTGGTCTTCTTGGCCCAGGCCAGGCATTGGGCGGCTACCGGGCAGGCCGCGCACACTCGCTGCGCCTCGGCGGTCTGGCGCATCGCCGGGCCCAGGAATCCGACCGGGAACCACAGTTCCGGGTCGTCCTCGCGGCACAGTCCGCGCTCGGACCAGTCCGTGTCCTCAGCGTGGAACTGCCACGCGGCCAGCTGCTCGGTCATGCCGCACCGTCCAGGCGCCCCGGATGAACGTCACGCAGGCGTTGGCGCAGTTCCTCGGCGTGCTGTTCGGCGGTGCCGGGCCATTCGCACCACGCCAGCGTCGGCTCTTCCTCCAGATGGGCGTAGAGGTGCTGCCGGAGACCGATCCAGATCCGGAGGTCGGCGAAGTCCTCCATGGGGATGACGTCGTCCTGATGTCCTTCCCTGCTGATCCGGACCGCCAGCAGCAACGGCGCGGTTCGCTCCGACGCAGACTCGACCGGCGGATGTGTTGGTGGCTGCGGCGCATGCCGTGCCACTGCCCGGTCGAATCTCCAAGCCACACAGGCGATTCCGATGGCCACGGCGAACATGAAGGCGAAGAACACCCCGGAAAGGATCACCATCACACACCCACCCGACAGTGGTCTGAACCTGTTACCTGGTGGTGGCCGAGGGCCAGGCCCTGCCGTCGCGTTTCCGCAACGGCAGGCGCCAGCCCGGCCGAGGTGAGGGTGGCCATCAGGCCGCCCTCCCCAGACCGCAGCGATCACACTCCTGGCCGGTGGTCAGCAGGTTGGTGGTGCTGCCGAAGTCGGCGACCGGCACAACCTCCACGTTGTGACCGCGCTCCTGCAGCCCGGCCGCCCAGCGGAGGATCAGCCGGGCGTCGTCGCTGGTCTCGGTGACCAGCGCGTGGCCGCAGCCGACGTACTGGATTTGACGAGTGGCCATCACGCCACCGCCTCGGCGACACGGCCGGAGGCGACCGCCAGCGGCACACACTTCCACTCGTAGACCGGTTCCTGGACTTCGACCTTTGGTGCCGTCGGGTCTGCAACCAGGACAGTGCGGGTGCCGGTCTGCACCCTCTCGCAGACCGATTCGCGGGCCCCGTACGCCTTGAAGCTGCACCTGCCGTTGCTGATCACCAGGTTGTAGGAGTCCTCGGTGATCTCCTTATCGACCGAGAATCCGGCGGCCCGGCAGGCCATCGAGATGGCGTCCAGCTCTGCGGCCGAATAGGTGTAGAAGATCGGCGCACGGTGCGGCGGAAGCAGGTACGCAGGCCGGATGTCATGGTCCATCTCCAGCACATGGGCGAGCATCCGCAGACCCTCGATGACGTCCTGATACGGGTGCTCAATCACGGTCGGCCTCCTGGTCATCGGTGGGGTTGCTCGGCGCGAACGCTGCGGTGAAGGCTTCGGCGGCCTCGGCCTGGCCGTGTTCACGGGTTCTGGTCAACAGGGACACCAGCGCGTCAAACGCGGTGTCGGTGCACAAGCTGATGAAGAGACGGTCGCCCAGAGTCAGCCCCATCAGGCCGACAGCTCGGCGTAGCTGGTCACCGCGTCCTCGGAGGTTCATCACTGACCCCCCACCAGCTGAATCACCAGCGTGCGCAGGCCATCCGGCGCCACGCTGGCCAGGTAGATGAGGAAGCTCACCGCGCCAAGGACAGCGCCGAGCAGGGCGCAACGGACCAGAGAGAGCACGACCCGCGCGGCATCCACCGCCAGCACGGTCCAGGGTTGCCCGCGGTGCTGCAGCAGTTCGTCCAGCGGGGTCATGACCGGTCACCTGCCTGGGGCAGTCGGCCGGTGCGCTCGGCGATTTCGACCAGCACGCCGTACAACGCCAGGCCGATGGCGCAGACAGCCAGCAGGCCGCGAATGGTCTGGTCCACCGGCGCGAAGGCGGCGGCGCTGCCGAACAGGAGCACCAGGCCGGCGAGCTTGATGCGGGTTTCCCAACGGTTTGCGTTCCGCTCCAGGCGGTGGCGCCCCTTAGACTGGGCAATTAGAGCCATGACGGGGTCCCTTCCCTCACTGGCTGCGGGCGTCCGCTGCAACGGGCGCCCGTTTTTTTGTCCTGGTTTGACTGCCGACGGCAGTCATTGAAGATTAGACCAACTGACTGGCATCGACAGTCAATATTGGATGACGGTCGGGGCTACGCAGCGTCTCGGCGATGGCTTTTCCGGAAGGCATCCAGGTCCGCCAGCGGGAACCACTTACGGGCCTTCGGGCTCGGATCGTACTGGATATATGCAGGTCCAGCGCCTTTACGCAGTAGGCGACTAAGCGTGCGCCGGTTCATCTGCAAGTAGGCTGCGGCGGCATCCATCGAAAGATCCGGGCTACTTGCCATGACTGCCTCCGACGGTCAATATGTCCGAGTTGGTGGCGTGACCCTGCGCCTCGAACAGGAGATTTGACAAGTGGTGGCAGTCAATGTCCGATTCGGTTCACTCCGGAGAGTGATGGAGACCTCAAGCGGGCCCGCGATTGCGGCACGGGATTATGTGCGGGTGGACGCACCCGACACCCCAGAGGCACTACCGCGGTCCGCCGTTGCTGAGCTGCTCAGACGGCAAGGCATCGGCCCGCGCGGCGCCATCTCACTCCGGCAGGCTTCCCGCGACAGCGGGCTTGCCCTGGAGACCATCCGGCGGCTGGAATCCAGCACCGCCGAGCAGGTGATCAGCACTCCCTGGGAGACGCTGCAGAACCTGATTGGTCTAGCCGAAATCACGGATGAACAACTTAAGAGCGCATATTTGATAGATGCTTCAACAACCATCGGGGCTGGAGCGCAGGGTGGGGACGTAGCAGGAGTACTCGCCCAACTGGACCAGCTCTCACCCGGAGATTTGGCAAAGGTGATGTCGGAAGTCGCGCACAGGCTGGCGAACTTCCATCGGCCCTAAAGAGGGGTGCCTTGCTCCCCGTTGGCAGCCGGCCAGCGGGGAAAGGCGGCGATGGGAGCTGAAGCGTGATCCTTCAGATCTGTTTTCAGGAACTGACTTCAGCAGACGCCGTCTTGATCCGGGTTTCCGATGGTTTGTTGATCATTCTGGATTACTACGTCCCCTGGGACATCCACCAGTTGAACCTCCTGTCTCGCCGGCCGTCGGCATCCGCCGTAACGGTCGTGCCCCGAGGCGCATGGACTGCCACCGCGCCCGTCCCGCTCACGCGGAACGGGGATGTGTGAACGCACGACGCGGGAGAGAGCCATGGCAAGAGCACGCGGTTACATCCGGACCCGTCCATCGACACGCAAGGACGGGAAGGGCAGGACCAGTTACCAGGCATGGGCAGTAGATGCCCACGGTGGCGAGATCTCGGAGACCTTCTACGACGAGGACGAGGCGAACGCCTGGATCACCAAGATGGACGATCTGCGGCTGCGCGGCGTCTACCGGAACCGGTCCTTCGACAACATGACCTTGGAGAAGTACTTCAGGGACTTCTACCTGGTGCGCCGTGAACTGCTGGCACCGGGAACCCTCCGGGATCTGGACCGGCATTTCGCCCTGCACATCGGGCCCACCGTCGGCCATCTGACGGTGGAGCGATTCCGGCAGATCGATTTCCAGCGTGCGGTGAATCGGTGGTCGAAGACCCCGAAGTGGTCGCAGGGCGTCATGGGCGCCAAGGTCAAGAAGGAGAATCGTGGGTTCCTGGCGCCGAGCTACGTTCACAAGTTGTACGTGATCACGCGCGACATGGTGACCGAGGCCAGAGTGCTGGATAAGGCGTTGCTGGAAGATCCCTGCGTCAGGATCAAGCTGCCGACCCTCGGGAAGGAAGAGGTGGTCATTCCGAAGATCAGCGACGTGGGGTACATCTTCGATGAGATCGCCGACCGATACCGGGTTGCTGCGAAGTTGTGCGCGGCGGCCGGCCCGCGGCGCGGTGAATTGTTCGGGCTGGGTCCCGAGCAGATCGACCGGGACAACATGCGCGTCAACATCGAGCGGCAGATGAACTGCCCGTCTGGGAAGTTGTCGTTCTCCGAGTTCCTGAAAACCTCGAAGGCGTATCGGTCGATTCCCATTGATCAGCCCATGCTGGACGAGATCGACGAACACATGGAGCGCTGGCCGCCGATCAAGGTCGACGGCAAATGGATCATGTTCTACAACCGACGCAATCAGCCCGTACGCGATCAGGTGATCACTAAAGCCATTCGCCGAATCCTCGACGAACTGAACATTCCGCCCGGCATCGCATGGCACATTCTCCGGCATTTCTATGCGTCCATGCTCATCAACAGTTCATTGAGCATCGTGGCCGTGCAGAACATGCTGGGACACGCCGACCACAACACCACGCTGAAGCTATACGGGCATCTGTGGGAGACCGACGACGACGCAGTCCGGCAGGCAGTCAACAGCCAGATCGGTCACCTCATCCGGCCGACTGCGCCGAGCGCCGCAGACCTGGTCCTGACGGACGCCGTCGACCTTGAAAACCTGCCCTCGGCATCATGA